AGCACCTGCCGGTCGTCCTTGGCGGAGTACTCGATATCGGGATCGCCCTCGCCGGGCTGCATCCACAGCACTCGCAGCGTCACATGTCCTCCATCACAGCCACGCGGGCCGGTAGGTGATCACGGCGGCGGCGCCCGCCGACGATGTCGCGGGCACGTACCGGACCGGGTTGTCGCCCGGCTCGATCCGCCACCAGCTCGTGACCTCGAAGTTCAGGAAGCTCAACCTGCTCGCGCCCGCCTGCGACAGCAGGTAGGCCGTCCGCTCGCGGGTGTCGACCTCGACGTACTCGCCCGCCGCCAGGCTCAGCGCCGACCGGAAAGCGATCACCTCGCCCGTCAGCCCGTTGATCAGCCGGGGGCCGGTGCACGGGCCGTACAGCCGCGCCGTGAAGTGGCTCGGGATCGAGCCGACGTTCGTGACGATCGTCGCGCCGGACGCCAGCGTCGTCGGGTAGCTCCACGGGTAGGTTTTCGGGTAGGTGCGGCCGTCGGTCGTGACGATGTCCGCACCGACCGTCTCGGTGACCGCCTCCTCGCCCTCCCAGACGCCGCTGGGCACCTTCCACCCGACGGAGATCCGGCGGCCGTCCCAGCGCGCCGTGTCCAGCGTCAGCGGCGCCGAGAACTGATCCGCGCGCAGGCCGAGACGGCGGGCCTGCAGCCAGCCGTCGTCCTCCACCACCAGGAACGGACGCGAACGCGGATGCAGGAACCTGGTCAACTCATCCTCGACCGCGCGCGGATCCTGCGTCACCAGCAGATCGATCGAACACGCCCGCGCCCCGAACAGCGACGTGGTGTCGCGGGTGCCGTCGTCGTCCGTACGGTCCTCCGCCGACTCCCGCACCGCAGGCATCGGCGCGTCCAGGTTCTGCAGGAACACGCCCTGATCGGTGCGCGGCAGCAGCACCATCTCCCGCGAGCCGTCCACCAGCTTCACCGAGGTCAGCACTACAGCGTCACCGCCCTGATCGCGAAGCCGAGACGGGAGGCGAGCATGTCCACGTCCGCGGCCTCGGTGACCTCGACCCGGTCGATGCTCACCAGCGGCCCGCCGCCCGCGCCGCCGTACGCGGCCGCCGCCTCCAGCGACGGGAAAACCGGCTCCGGCTGCCGGAGGCCGTTGTAGACCGCCGACCAGCCACGCGGCAGCATCCCGCCCTGGTCGAACTTCAGGCCGTACCGGTGCGGGAACATGCTGTTGTTGAACCCGCGGGCGCCGCCGCCGACGCGCACGCCACCACTGCCGGACGACTCGACGTTCTTACCGAGCAGCGTCCCGGCGGTGTGACCCACCCCCGCACCCGTGACGCCGATCATGAACCCGCTTCGCTGGTTGCGGTACCAGCCCGGCATCGGGTTGCGGGCGCCGGAATGGAACGGATGCGTACTCCACCGGCGGTGCGGCTTCTGCCCGCGAATCACGGACTCGATCGCCGACATGAAGCCCGAGCAGTCCCACGAGGGGTTTCCGTTGCCGCCCCACTGATAGGGCTTGCCGTCCTGCGTCTTCGCCCACGCCAGACCCCGCTGGAACCCCGGGCCCCCACCGAAGCTGGCCACCTTGTTCTTGATCCAGCCGAGCAGCGTGTTCTTGATCCAGCCGGGGATCGCGGCGACCACGTTACGGAAGACGCCCGACCCGGGGACGGCCGCACCGAGCACCTTGTCCAACAGGATCTTGGCGCCCTTGCTGACGTTCCCGATCGTGAAGTTGCGGACCCCATCAACGAATTTCCCGATGATTCCGCCGAACGCGAGGGTCTGCAGCGATCCGCCGCGCTCGAACGCGATGCCCTCGCCGCCGAGGCGGTTCTTGCCTGTCAGCCACTTGCGGTCAATCGGCGCGCCGAGGTCACTGCCGGCCGCCGCCCACAGGGCTTGAGCCCGGCCGCGGAACCTGGGGTCGGTCGGGATGACGTACTCGGGATGCTGGCGCCGCCCCTCCCCGACGATCGCCATCGGGCCATTGGTCATCATCGGCCGCATCGACGCCGGATTATCCAGGGTGCCACCGCGAGCCAGTAGAGGGATCTTCCCGAGGCGGTCTTCCACTCCGGCGAACCCGGCGAGCTTGTTGACCAGCGAGACGATGCCGTCGTTGTACAGGCCGATGACGAAGTTGACGGGAGTCTTCGCGATTCCCTTGATCTTGTCCCAGTGCTTCTTGATGGCACTCACGGCCGAGGAGAACGCGTCGCCGACCTTGCCGACCGCCGTCTTCAGCTTGTCGAACACCGGCTTGATCCCGGTGTTGTAGACGCTGGAGATGTGGCCCTTGATCTTGTTCCACAGCGGCGAGATAACCTTCGACCAGAACCATGAAAAGGCGGGCGCCAGGTAGGTGCGGACGACCTTGACGATCGTGTCGAAGATCGGCTTGATGACCTTCCAGGCCAGGCCGATGGCGATCTGAATCGCGAGCCACGCGACCTTGACAATGCCGCGCAGCACCAGGAACGCGCCGCCGACCACGACCTTCAGCACCGTCGCGACGGTGTTGAGGATCGGCCGGATGAACCCCCAGGCCGTGGCGATCGCAGCCTTGATGCCGTCCCAGGCGGGCTTGATCGCGTTGTTCCACAGCCACATCGCGCCCGCGCCAATCGCGGTCACAGCGACCTGCAGCGCACCCGCCACCCACGAGAAGATCCTGCCGAGCAGCCGCACCACCGGCACGATCAACCCGATGATGACCGACCAGTACTTGGTCAGGATCATGATCGCCAGACGCAGCACCGGCACCAGCAGCGTCACCAGGATCGTCGCGATCTGGATCAGCGGCGGCGCCAGCGGCAGCAGCGCCACCAGCAGCTGCGTGAACAGCGGCGTCAGCTGCGCCCACACCGGCAGCAGCGTCGACACCGACAAGACCAACTGTGTCAGGCTCGGCATCATCGCGATCAGCGCGTTGACGAGCGCCCCGCCGATCTGGCTCGCGGTCTGCGCGATCAGGTGGACGACCGGGGTCAGCACCGGCACCAGGCCCGTGATCAGTTGCGTGATCATCGTGGCGAGCGCGGGCAGCAGTGGCCCGATCGCCGCGAAGATCTGCCCGATGCCCTGTGCCACCACCACCAGCAGCGACCCCAGTGGCGCGAACGCGGGAACGAGCGCGGCCGCCGTCTGCCCGAGAATGCCGACGACTTGCGAGATCACCGGCGCGACCGCCTGCACGACCGGCATCAGAGCCGTGATCACTGCCGCGGCGAGCTGCCCGATGATCGGCACGATCGGCGCCAGGGCCGTGCCGAGCATGTTCATCGTCTGGAAGAACGACCGGAGCGCCTGCTGCGCCGCCGCCGTCTTCAGGAACGCGTTGAGTTGCGCCGTCGCCTGACTGAGGAACCCCAGCAGGCCGCCGCCGCCCTGCGCCGCCGTGATGATGCTGTTGAGGATTCCGCCGACGTTCAGCAGCAGCGATCCGAGCTGCTTGACGACGACGAGCGCGCCCTCCAGTGCCCGCTGCACCCCGCCGGACGCGGCGAACTTCTGCATCCACTCGCCGAACCGCTGCCCCACCGAGCCCACGCCGGACGCGAGCCTGGACAGCGTCCCCACGCCCTGTACGGCCATATCCCGGAAGCCCTGCAGGATCGGCGTCATCGCCGGGCGAATACCGGCGATGACCCGCCGCGTGCCCGCGAAGATGCGCGTGACCGCCGACGCCGTACGCGCCTCGCGGGTGAACGCCAGCACACTGGACGCGGCGAGGCCGTACTCGGTCGCGACACCCTTCACGCCCCGCCGCAGCGGCCCGGACAGCGCCGCCGCCGTACTGCGCAGCTGGCCCTGCAGCGGCCCGAAGAACGCCTGCTGCGCCGCGTTGCGGACCGCCATCAGCTGCGGGCGGATCTCCCGCAGCTCCCTGGCGACCTTCTGCGCCGCCGGGGCGAGGCCCTTCAGCGACTCCTCGAACTTCTCCGCGTCGTCGCCCAGGGCCGCCTTGAACGCATCCCCGACGCCGGACAGGGCGAGCTTCAGCGTGGCGAACGCCGCACCGGCCAGCGCGACCGCCGCGGGGATCCCCGCCAGCAGGCCGGCCAGTGGGGCGAGCGCCGCCGCGAGCTGCGCCGCCTGCGTGATCGCCAGCCCCGCGCCGAGCCCGATGCTGGCGAACTTCGCGGCGACCTTGACCAGCCCGCCGAGCCGCTTGGTGACGGTCCCGAAGGAGCGGTCGGTGTCGCGGCCCATCCGCCGGGACGTGTCGTTGAACGACTCGACCTGCCGCTCGGTCTCCTCGACCTCGCGCCGCACCCGCCGCAGCATCCTGCTGACGCGGTCCTGGCCAATGAGGTTGAGCAGGACAGATCGAGCCACCACTCACCCCCCGGGGTCAGATGTCGTCGGGCAGCGGGATGCGGGTCCGCGGGCGGGGCGGCTTCGGCTTCTTGGGTTTCTCGCCCTTGCCGCTGGCGCGTTGCCAGTTCGCGGTGGCGAGCGCGTGTGCGATCTGGTGCCGCTGCGCCCCCGCCGGCGTCCACGTCGCGGCCTCGTCGCCGTAGAGGTGCTGCTGTGTCCGCGAATCCATCGGCAGCCGCGAGACAAGCACGTGCAGCCGCCGCAGGCTCATGCGGCCCGCCCAGAACGCCGGAAGCTGGTCGCCGCCGCGCGGGTACCGCTCCGCGAGGTCGGCCTCGACGTCCTCGCTGTACGCCAGGATCAGGCGCGCGAGGAGCGTCAGTTTCCCGCCGAGGTCCCGCCGAGCGCGTCGGCCAGGCCCTCGAAAGCCGCGAGGAACTCCTCGTCGTCCAACTCCAGATCCTCGATCTGCGCCACCGTAGGGTGCGGCTCGTCGATCTCCTGGCCGAGCGCGTCCCGGCCCTTGGACGGCGGCCAGATCGCGTCCAGGCAGCCCGCGACGTCGCCGCGCGCCATCGCCCGCATGAACTTGAAGCGCTTCCACTTGCGGGGCACGTCGACCGTCAGGGCGTCCTCACCCTCTCCGAACGTGAGGGTCTTCGGGCCCTTGCCGGCCTCGTCGGCGGCGGCCGTGGCCGGGGGCTTGCGGGGCGTGCTCATATGGACTCCTATCTGCCTGCGATCTCCGCAGCGATCTCGTTCATGACGCGGCGACCCTCCTCCGCCACGCCGTCCTCCAGCGGGCGGATCGCCCGATAGAAGTAGGGCTTGGGCGGCTGCGTCACCCACGTGTCGCCATCGCCGTAGACGGGGTGCCGCCAGCGTTGGAAGGGGCGGATGCCTTCGAGGTAGGCGGGCAGGTTCGCCTGCCCCTCCGGCATCCGCTTCGGGTTCACCCACACCGCGACGTACGGACGTGACCCGGACGTCTTGGCCCGGATCTGCGTCGCCTTGGCCACGCTCCTGCGCAGCGAGTCGCGGCCCCGGCGGGCGTTGAGTCCCCGCGACGGCAGCGCCAGCACGCTGCGGCGCACCGCCGGGACCATCGGCTTGGCCGCCTGCCGCAGCCCCCGACGCAGGCGCTTGGCAAGCTCTCGGCCGTCCTCCAGCTCCCGCAGGTCCCGGATCATCTCCCGAAGGGCTTGGCCGTCCTCGATCCGGAACTGGAGGTCGCGCGGCATCAGGCGGGGATCGTGACGTCCTCGGCGGGCTCCGAGGTGATGTTGAAGTTGATCGTGATCGTGGCCGGGTCGTCGTCCACCGTGCGGTTCTTGCCGAGCGACCCGACGCGGCAGGGGAACACATCCATGGTCCGGCCGGCGACGTCGCCGCCGTCCATGATGACCATGTAGCCGTTGTCGCCCCGCGAGATGACGTCGCGGATGTCGGTGCCGCCCAGGTCGGCGTACATCGTCACCGAGGAGTCCTCGGCCGAGGTGCTGCCCGTGATCGACCCGGTGAACAGGTGCCCGAGGTCGGGGGTCTCGACGCTCTCGGACTCGACCAGCCAGCCGTCGATCTCCTGGATCTCGTTGGACAGGTCCGTGCCCGCGTTGAGCTCCTCGCGGGTCGGCGCGGCGATGCTGGAGATGGTGTCGACCCAGATGAACTTGGTGACGCCCTTGTTGATGTACCGCGTGGACGCGGAGATGCTGGAGATGGTCATCAGCCGTCCTCCTCCTTCTTCTTGGTGCGCCGACCACGCGGCGGCGGAGATGACGAAGCCCCGGACGGCGCCGGGGCTTCGGGCTTGCTGCCGCTGTCAGGCGGCGGGGTGACAGGCATTGGCTCGGCGCTGGTGACCTCGCCGACGCCGGACGGCAACTCGCCGCCGTTGTCGTAGGGCGGGACGACCTCCCACCCGGCCATGGCGCGCTGGCCGACACCGCGCGGCCGGACATCGATGACGCGGCCCGGCAGGTTGGGGTGTCGCATGGTGACCGTGTCGCCGTCGCGGTCGCCCACGACGGGGATGACGGTGTCGCTGCTTCGCGTCGAGACCGTGACCTCGAAGGGCGTAGCCGTGAGCGCACGGACGTTGTCGGGGTCGGCGCCGAGCATGCGGCAGATCGCATGGACCTCGGCGCGGCTGATCGTGGCGCGCATCAGGACGTCGCCGTCGCGCCGTACAGGAAGATGTCGTACGTCACCGACGACCCCGACGAGGAGTTCGCGACCTTCAGCAGGTCCGCCGTCGACGCCGTCACGCCCATCCCCGCCGCCGACGGGAGCCCCGTCACGAAGAACTGCCCCGGCTTCAGCGTCAGCGTTCCCGAGTCGCCCAGCAGGGCGTCCCATGCGTTCTCTGACGCGGCGCCGACCACGACGTCATTGGTGTTCGCCGAGGAAGCCACGATGGCCAGCATCTTCACCGTCGCCAACGTCACCGTCCCGCCGTACACGTCGGTGAGGCCGCCCGCAAGGTCGAGTTCTTCGCTGCTGGATGCGGCGATGGTGCGCTTGTCGGACCACACCTTGTCGATCTTCCCGGCGCCCGTTCCTGAGGAGAAGTCGAGCTGCCGGGCGTACTTCGGGTTGCTCAACGGCGCACCGTGGTCCGCCGTCCCGGTGTAGGTGGCCGTCAGCTCGATGCTGACGCGGCCGGTCGCGGCCATGATGAGGTCCTTTCATCGTTGAATCAGCCAGAAGTGCGGACGACCAGGTGAAGCACCGCGCCCGCGAGCTGTGTGCCATCGCTGGACTGGCGCGGCCCGAACTCGTCCATCCGGTCCAAGTAGGCGCGCGTGCCGTCCAGCAGGCCGAGACCCGGCTCCTCGGCGAACACCCGCCGGACGCTCCGCGCGCCGGTGCGGGCCATGAACGGCTCCAGCGCGTCCGGGACGAGGCCGTAGTCGCCGAACGGCGCCAGCAGCAGCAGCGGCACGTCCCACTGATCCAGGCCCCGCGACGAATCACCCTCGGCGAAGGTCGCCTCCGGCTCCTGGATCACCAGCGCCGCCCGGCCCGTCGCCACCGCCGGCGGGGACTCGCCCGGCCGGGTGACGACCGTGACGCCCTCGGCGCGCTCGGCCACCACCTTGATCCGGTCCCGGATCTCGCTGAAGGTCGCCATGTCAGGCGATCCCCGGGACACGGAACGGCGCCAGCAGCGAGATCACGTCGAAATCCTGCTGACCGATCCGCACCGGCCCGAACTCGCCGAAGTCCGCCACGCCGTACGGCGTTTCCTTGCGTTTGAACAGGGCCACCGCGCGGAGGATCGTCGCCTCCTCGACCTGCTCGGGCACCTGCGACCACCCCCACCGGGCCGTCACGCGCAGCGTCGCCCGCCGGCCGTCGACCGGCCAGCACGCCGAGAGCGCCACCAGCTGGTTCCACGCGAACGCCGACGCGGTGTCGGCGTTCAGCGGCTCCAGCTGGTAGGCGTCCGCGTCGAGGACCGTCCACGCCCCGGCCCACGTCTCCACCGTCAGGTCGTCCGCCGAGCCGATGTCGTCGATGACGGCGACCTCCCGGCCCGTCGGCCGGTACACCCGCGCCGACGCCGCCGCGTCGAGCGCGAACCCCGCGGACCGGCCGCACCAGTCCTCCACCGCGCGGGACGCGGCCGTGACGGCCTTGGCGAGCAGGGTGGCGTCCAGGCCGGAAGCCGCGTCGCCCAGCTCCGCGCGGACCTGCTCGACGGTGCAGTAGTCGGCGCGCATCAGGCCCGCTTGCCCCTGGGGCGCTGCTGGCGGGGCGTACGCTTCTCGGCCGGCGGCGCGGTCGCCGTCTCGGTCGCGGCCGCGGGCGGCTCGGCGACCGGATCAGCCAGCCCCGCCGCGCACAGGTCCGCACCCTCGACGTCGGACACCTCGGCGACTTCGCCGCACGCGGGCCACGGCACACCGTTGCGGGTGCCCGACACCGCCACCTTCATCCGGATCTTCACCGCGCGCCCCCTAGGAGTGGCTGACCGGCTTGAAACGGGGACGGCCGAGGATGAACCCCGCCGCGTACACGCCGCCGGTCTCCGGGGAGCCCGACACGGTGGACACGGCGCGCACGTACCGCTTGGTCGGCCGGACGCCGACCATCGTGACCGCCTCGTCGGCGCTGCTGGTCAGGCTCGGCAGTGACCCCTGCAGGTTCCCCGCGGCCACGGCCGTCCAGTTCGTCGACCCGTCCGCCGACTCCTGCACGGTGATGGCGTGCGTCCCGTCGGTCACCGTCCCGGCGTGCACGACCAGCACCGCGTCCTGCATGCCGCCGTTGGCGACGGTGTCCACCGCGCCGCCGTTGGCGGTCGTCGTCCGGGCGGCCGGGATCAGGGACTGGACCACCAGCACTTCGTCATAGGTGGACATCTGTCTCCCTCCATTGGAGCGGCCGGGCGGGGTCGATGCCGCGAAGCCCCGCCCGGCCGGCGATCAGGACGCGCCGCCCGCGAAGTACTTGACGGCGCCGGTGAGGTCGACCAGGGCCGCGTCCGCGCGCAGCAGCGCCCGGAAGGTGACCAGGTCGTTGCCGAACGCGTAGTCGTCGGACCGCTCGAAGCGGACCCCGCCGGCGAGCCGGACGAAGTACTGCGAGAAGTCGCCGAACAGCACCGACTTGGCGCTGGTGGCGATCGCCGCGACGTTGGGGTCGGTCAGCACCGGCTTGCCGAGGATCGTGTCCGGGGCGCCCGCGGTCAGCGCGGGCTGCCACAGGTACTGGCCGTTGTCGTCCTTGAGCTTGCGGACCTCGGCCGCCGAGGAGTCCTTCATGATCCACCGGCAGGCGTTGCTCATCCGGTACGGCGCGATCACCGAGTAGAACAGGTCGATGAGGTTGTCGGCGGTGAAGGCGCCGCTGACGCTCGTCGCGCCCGTGACACCCAGGGTGGCGTCGGTGACCACGCCGCGCGGCTGGCTGGAGCCGGTGCCGGTGACGGCGTGCGCGCCGAAGGCGTTGCCGAGCGCCCGGCCGGCCTGCATGGCCAGGTAGCCCTCCAGGTCCACGCCGGTGTCGGTGAGCAGCTCCCGCGACACCTGGATCATGGTCCCGTACTTGTAGGCGCCCAGTTCGACCTGCCCGAACGTCGGGTCGGACTCGCTGATGGAGCCCGCCTCGGTGACGATCGAGGCGCTGGAGTGCGCCGTGGTCTTCGGGACCTGGATGATCTCACCGGAGGCGGTGTTCAGGATCGTCGCGCCGGACTGCATGATGGCGCTGGTCTCGATCAGGTGCGCCACCAGGCGGTTGTAGAAGCTGGTGGGGACGGTGTTGTTCCCGGCCGCGTCGGTCAGCTTGGACAGGTCGCGGAAGTTGACCGGGCCGGTCGGCCGCACCTCGTAGGCCCGCGGGCCCTCGCCGCGCAGGAACGACCGCAGCTCGTCGTCGGTCTGCTGCGCCTGGGGCGCGCCGCGCTCGGCCGGCTTGCCCGCGACCCGCTCGAACGCCTCGTCGGCCTGCTTGGCGCGCTCCTCGACGTCGAGCGCGGACTTGATCCGCTTGTCGAGGTTCTCCAGCTCGGCGTTCAGGCCGTCCCAGGTGCCCTGCTCCTCCGCGCTGAACGCGCGGTTCTCGTCCGCTGCGACGTCGGCCAGCGCCTTCGCCTGCTCCCAGACGTTCGCGCGCCGCTCCCGCAGCCTCTTCACGATCTCGCTCACTGCGAGACCTCCCCTCTCGGGTCGTCGTTACATGGCTGCGGGGTGCTGGATGGCTACCCCGTCCCGCTGTCACCCGGCGGGCTCGACGCCTGACGCGTCCCCGGGCCTGCGCTATCCGCAGGGCAGAGCGATCCCCGGTGGCGGATACCTGCCGGGAACCCCCTGGATGGCGGCGGCCCTACACGTACGGGTCGCTCCTGCGGGCCAGCAGCGCCGCAGCGGCCGCCGGACCGAACGTCTTCGGCTTCGCCGGCGCACCGCCCTTGTCGGTGCGGACGAAGAACTTGCGCAGCTCGTCGGCCTCGGCGAGCTTGCGGACCTCCTCCAGCTCGGCGCCCACATGCGCGGCCAGCGACCGCATCGACGCCGAGGTGTCGGTGTAGGCCGGGGTGTTCACCGGCGCCACGTCGATCAGCTGCACCGAGTGCAGGCGCCGCGTCGGGAACCCCTGGTCGTTGACGCCCCACTCGTCGCCCTCGGGCATCACCCGGAACGCGAAGGACGACTTGCGGACATCGCCGCGCGACACCAGCTCCACGATGTCGGAGCGCGACGACGGCGGGTCCACGTCGTAGGTCAGGCCCGTGTCGTCCACCGACAGGTGCAGCGTGCCGCCGCCCGTCGAGCCGAGCAGCATGTTGTCGTCGTGGTTGTACCGGGCGATCACGTCCGGCCAGCCGTCCCCGCGGGACTTGTTGAACGCCGACCGCTCGACGATCTCGACGAACCCGCCGAGGTTCTGCGAGTAGCGGTTGAAGATCGCGGCGTAGCCGCCGATGCGGCGCCGCTCCCCGTCCGCGCGGACCTCCACCGGCACCGCGGTGAACCGGCGCTCCAGTTCGTAACTCACTGCCCTGTCCTTCCGGTAACACGTAGCGGCACCACGGCGCCCTCTCCATTGCCCTGTCCGTCCGCCGAGGCCGGCTGCGCACCCGCCCTCAGCGGCTCGTAGTCCTCGCCCTGGCCGTCCGGCAGCGGCGCCATGTCCTCCAGCGCCCGGATCTCGTCCCGGCTCAGCACGCCGATCTCCCGCGCCGTCTTGTAGTTCGACCAGCGGGTCTGCGAGTCCGCCCGGATCAGCGCGTCGGCGTTGAACCGCACGTACTGGCTGCTCGGCAGCAGGCGGTTGAACGCGGCCTCCAGCTTGGTCAGCCACGGCAGCAGGCACGTCTGCAAGAACTGGATCTGCTGCATCTCGGTGTTGGCGTAGGTCATGCTCGCGCCCGACTCCCCGCCGATCATCTCCGGCGGGATCCCGTACACGTTCGCCACGTTCGTCGCCGACAGCCGCATCGTCTCGATGAACTTCGCCTCGGTCGGCGACACCGAGATCGGGTTGAACTCCCAGTCGCGGCCGTACACGATCGGCTGCCGGGTCCTGATCGCCGACGTCAGCCGCGCCTTGATGACGTCGGCGTCCCTCTGCGCGACCGTCTGCTCGGTGTTCTTGAACGTCGCGGGCGGCACGCCGCCGGCCGCGAACCAGTCATTGGAGAACTGCTGCGCCGACAGGCTCGTGGACACCGTCGCCGCGTACGCCTGCAGCGGCGACAGCCCCCACACCCGGCCCGGCAGAGTGAACCAGGGGATGTGCACGATGTCCTCGGTCGGCACCACCCGGCCCTGCCAATACCAGATCGGGCTGGTGAAGCTGCCCGGCCCGAACATCTGGTCGTCCTGGACGTGCACCTCGTCCGGGTTCAGCCACTCGACCATCGTCGGGAACTCGAAGTCGTCGCGCGCCGTGACCAGCCCGACCGCGTTCCCGCGGTACACCATGCTCGTCACCGCCCGGAACAGCCAGTCGTACAGCGTCCCCTGCACGCTCGGGTTCCAGAACAGGTCCGGGACGAAGTCCAGCTTGACCCGCGCCCCGCCCGACCGCCGGTAGACCTGCAGCGGCAGCGCCGCCACCGACGAGGCCAGCAGTCGGCCCGCCGCGTACACCGGAGCGAGCTGCAGCGCCCGCTGGACGTCGATCTGAGTCGGCGACGCGGGGCCGCCCTGGTCCCACGGCACCGACGTGATAGCGCGCTGCTCGACGCGGCGCTTCCAAGGCCACCTCACCAGACGCTCTCCAACACGTTGTAGGAAGGCTGCGTCTCCAGCAGCCACGCCGCACCCGTCGCGGACACGATCGGCGAAATGTCGGCGGACCTGCGCCGCGACCACGTCCACAGGTCGTCGCCGAGCGCCCGCTTCACCGCGCCCTTCAGCGCCGACTCGAACAGCGGGTTCCCGTCATGGCTCAGCCCGCGCGTGGCCACCAGCTTCTGCAGGTGGCCGCACGCCCGGCCCATGTCCTGGTTGTTGAACTGCTCGACCTGAATCCCCAGATCGGCCAGGCCCGGCAGCAGCGCCGCGACCGCGCCCGACCCGAACACCGCGAACCTGGCCCCCGGATAGGTCCGCGCGAGCTCGGCGACGCGGCCGCCCTCGCCCTCCAGCCAGCCCGCGCCCGGCCGGTAGTCCGACAACTCGATGCGCGGCCGGCCGTCATGGGTCACCGCGGCGCTGATGCTCGCCGACGACAGGCCCGGCGAGCAGTCGATGAAGAACGACGGCACCCCCGGCGGCCGCTCGGGCACGTCCAGAGCGCACGCCGCCCAGTCCTCCGGCTCGATCGGCCGCGCGTCGACCGACAGCGGCAGATCGAACCAGCCGAGCCGCTCACGGCCGAACTCCTCCCACGGCAGCGCGCGCCGCTCGGCCCGCACGAACTCGTACCCGATCCGCCGGCCCAGCGCCGGATTCGCCAGCCGCCACAGCGACTCGTCGTCCAGCGCGCACCCCTCGGCCTCCAGCGTGTGCTGGCAGTCGCGGCCGCGGGCACACGGCGGGTCCTCCCAGCCGCCCGGCGCGCACCACTCCACCCACACCAGCGACGGGTCGCCGCCGCGGCGCCCGCGATCGCGAAGCGCCCGCAGATGGTCGCTGGTGGCCAGCCCCGCAGACGACCCGTAGAGGATCTGCGGGTCCTCGCGCGCCGATAGCGTCGGGATCAGCGCCCCCATGCTCTCGGCCGACAGGAACAGCGCCTCGTCCATCACCAGCCGCTTGCCGCCGAGGCCGCGGCCGCCGCCCTTGCTGCGGGCCAGGAATTCCAGCCGGGCCCCCGAATGGAGCTCGACGGCCTCCTCGCCGTTGGCGTAGGTGACCTTCTTGACCCGCCGCGACAGGTAGGAGCATCCGTCGATCAGCCCGACCACGTCGGTGAAGGCATCCCGCGCCGTCCGGAACAGGTGCGCGGTCCACACGATCCGGTCCGCATCGAACAGGAACAGGTCCGCCAGCACCACCGGCAGGATCACGCCCGAGGTCTTGCCGTTCTGCCGGGCCTCGACCACGGCGGCCTCCAGTGCGACCCACCGGCCGCCCGGCCCGTACGACAGCATCGCGTCCACCGCGACCCGCTGCTCGGCGTCCAACCGCCGCCCGGCCATCTCGGCCAGGTCGACCGCCTCGTCACCGTAGGACCCGACCCGCTCAGGCACCCACAGATGCGCCGGGGCGACCAGGTCAGGCACCGGACGCCTTCCGCTTGCGGCGCTCCGACAGCTCGTCGAGCTTGTCCGCGGCCTTCGGGGCGTCCGCGAGCGCCGCATCCATCACCGCGCGCAGCTCCTTGGACAGCGCGGCGACCGCCGAGCCGGTGTCGGACCCGGCGTCGATGCGCGCCGCGAGGGCGAGCGCCTGGGCGCCCAGGAAGCTTTCCGCGCGGTCCGCGGCCTCCAGTTCGGCGCTCACCGCCGCCACGACCCCGCCATCGGCCGGTGCGGGCGCCGGAGGCAGCTCGACCGGCGCCCGGCGCGGTGCCCGCTTGGACGCGTTCGACGCCTTCGCCCGGCACGAGCCCCCGCAGTATTTCGCGGTCGGGCGCTTGGCCTGGAATGCCTCGCCGCACCATGCGCAGTTTCGGGTCACGGGGACCTCCTAGCGCAACCCCAAAAAGCGGAGAGAGAGGAGCTGAC